CCCGCCGATGGTTGCGGATCCTGCAATGAAGAACCAGCGCATGACCACGCTGCCGGGCGATGTGACGTTCGCCGATACGTCCAGCACGGGCGGGTTCAAGCCTGCCTACCAGCTGCAACCGCGGCTGAATGAATTCATCATGGACATGGAGGACGTTCGAAAGCGCATCCAGTCCGCGTTCTACGCCGATCTGTTCCTAGCCATCACGCAGATGGAGGGAATTCAGCCTCGAAATGAGGTCGAACTCACCGAAAGGCGAGAAGAAAAGCTATTGGTGCTTGGCCCCGTGCTGCAACGGTTGAACCATGACATGCTGGATCCCCTGATCGATAACGTGTTCGATCGCCTGGTACAGGCAGGCATGACGCCGCCGATACCCCAGGAACTTGAGGGGCAGCCGCTGCGCGTCGAATACATTTCGATGATGGCCCGCGCACAGAAATCCCAGGGCATCCTCGGGCTACAGGATACGGCCCAGTTTGTCGGATCCCTGGCAGCTATCTCGCCTGATGTCGTCGATAAGTTTGACTTTGATCAGTCGGTCGATGAATTCGGAGAACTTCGAGGCGTCCCGCCTGGGGTAATCAAGACTGATGACCAGGTGGCAGAGGCCCGCCAGGCGCGTCAGCAGCAGATGCAGCAGCAGCAGATGATGGAACAGGCTAACCAGGCGGCAGCCGGGGCCAAGCTGCTGGGCGATACATCCACCCAGGAAGAAACACTGCTAGGCGACATGATCGCCGGGGTAGGCGCTCCATGAACTGCTGGCACTGCGGCGAAGAACTGATCTGGGGCGGCGACCACGATTACGAGATGTCGGATGATTTTGACATCGAGACCAATCTCAGCTGCCCACGGTGCAATGCTCATGTGCTGGTCTACCTGAAATTTGACGACATTACCGACGCCCTAAAGAACAAGCACCCGGACGTTCACTAAAATGGCGGATAACGGCACGGATCTATCGTCTGCCCGCGAGGTTCGCCAACGCACAGCGGTCGTGCGTAACAACCAGGAGCAATTTGGTCGTGATCTGGATGTTGTGTTATCCTCAACAGAAGGCCGGCGGTTCGTATGGTTTTTGTGCCAGGGCGAGATGCTGGGCGACAGCGGCGCGTTGACCGATGCGTTTGTCGTAGATCAGCCGGATCTTACGGCATATAGGCTAGGTCGGCAGTCAATGGCGCGGGCATTGCTGGCCGAGATTATGAAGCCGAACCGCTATGCGGTGTATGCAAAGATTGTTGAGGAAATAACATCAATGGAAAGGGTGAAGAATAATGGCTGAAGAAGCTGTAGCAGTTGAAGTAACCGAAGAGGCAGCACCCGCTGCCGAACAGAATTCCGGTGAGGCGGAGGGATTTGCCGCACCAGAGCAGCCGTCAGCGTTTGACGGCGAACCTGACGCCCAGGCGTCCGAAGCAACTGACGATGCTGGCTCTGAACAAGAGGGCAAGTCGGAAGTGCCGGCGGAATACGAGGTGTCACTGCCAGACGGGTATCAGCTTACCGAAGAGCGAGAGACTGCGTTTGTAGAGTTCGCGCAGGCAAATGGCTTTTCGAATGAGCAAGCGCAATCTGCCGTCGATTTGTATCTCAAGATGCATAACGACGATGCCGATCGCGTGATGAACGAATGGCAATCTCGATCGTCTCAATGGGTTCAGCAATCGAAAGAGGCTGGACTGATGGATGGTCCTGTCCTGGCGCAAGCCAAGGCGGGTCTGGCCGCTGTCGATAAGAACGGCGACCTGGGTCAAACGCTCCACCACCTGGGGCTTGATCATCATCCGGGAATTATTGAGGCGTTCCGAAGCCACGGTGCGGCGGTAAGTCCTGCCGATACCGTTCCGACCAGTTCAGCTGACGGTCCTGCCAGAGCGCAGTCGATGGCTGAACGAATGTACCCAACCATGTTCAACCAAGAGGAGTAAGTCGTAATGGCTACTTTATCCGTTCTGAATCCGACATTGGCGGATTTGGCAAAGGCAACCGACCCAGACGGGTCGATCGCTGATGTTGTTGAGATCCTCAATGAAACCAATGAGGTTCTCGATGATATGTCCTGGGTGGAAGGCAACCTTCAGACAGGGCATCGAACCACGATCCGAGCCGGCATTCCTACCCCGACGTGGAGAAAACTGTACGGCGGTGTTCAGCCGAACAAGTCCGAGAACGTCCAGGTCACTGACGATTGCGGTATGCTCGAAGCATATGCCGAAATCGACAAAGCGCTTGCCGATCTCAATGGCAATTCAGCCCAGTTCCGGCTGATTGAAGACCGCGCCCACATTGAGGGTATGAACCAGCAGGTCGTGGACACCCTGTTCTACGGTGACAATTCCACGGACAGCGAAAAGTTCATGGGTCTTTCGCCACGGTTCAACTTAACCAGCGCCGACAACGGGGAAAACATTATCCTGGGCGGCGGCTCCGGCTCGGACAATGCGTCGATCTGGCTCATCGTCTGGGGACCAAACACCTGTCACGGCATCATTCCCAAAGGCTCAAAGGCGGGTCTTTCGGTGACTGATAAGGGTCAGGTCACGATCGAGGATGCCTCTGGCGGCTCTAACACGGGGCGCATGGAAGCATACCGGACACACTACCGCTGGGATGTGGGCCTTACGGTTCGCGACTGGCGCTACATCGTCCGGGTTTGCAACATCGACAAGTCCGCTCTCACTAAGGATGCGGCTTCCGGTGCTGACATCCCTGACCTGATGTTCCAGGCAATGACGCAAATTCCGAACCTCTCGCTAGGACGCGCTGCGTTCTACATGAGCCGGAACACGATGTCGTTCCTGCGTCGTCAGGTGTCCAACGCAACCAGCGGTTCGACGCTCACGATCGAGAATGTCGGCGGCAAAATGGTCACTGCGTTCCAGGGCATCCCCATCCGTCGCGTCGATGCGCTTGCCGCTGACGAAGCGACAATTTCCTAACCATAGAGATCGGAGGATTGATCGATGATCTTGGATGAAAGAACTGAGTTCTGCGACGCGACAAGTATCGCAGCATCCGCTGGCACCGCTCTCGTGGGCGATGTCATGGACCTAACCACGGCCCGCGACATGGGCAATGGTCAGCCGATTTACCTGGTGGTCCAGGTAACGACTGCCGTTGTAAGTGGCGGTTCGGCAACCGTTAACATTCAACTTGCGTCAGACGCCGCCGCAGGCATCGCAACCGATGGTTCGGCGACCGTTCACTGGCAGACCGGTGTTCAGGCCAAGACGGTGTTTACCGCTGGCAAAACCTATGTGGTGCCGCTGCCCTGGGAAGATCCTGCTTATGAAAAATTTGTAGGCGTGATCGTAACCACGGCGACTGCCACGACCACGGCAGGGGCTATCAATGCCTTCCTGACGCTCGATCCGAGCGGCTGGAGCGCACAGCCCGATGCTACCAACTAATTGACCTGATGCGATGAAGGTCAATTTGAAGCGGAACTTTTGGGACGGCGAAAGACAGTGGCTGCACTTTGATAGCCCAGTCGAAATGCCCGACGAGATGGCCGACCGTTTGCCTAGCGATGCCGAGATTGTCGGCGGGTCGAGGGCAACAAAATCGAAACCATCGCGGTCACCAAAGTCTGCTGAATAGTAGGAACGCTGCCCAGGTTCTCACCCGCCTGGGCAGCCGACCTTTTAAGGGAATGAAAGAGCATGGCGGTCTCCGAGGTATCAATCTGTAACCAGGCGCTTGCCCATATCGGTGCCGAGGCGCTGATCGAGGCATTGTCCGAGAACACCGAGGAAGCCCGTTTCTGCAACATTTATTATGCATCCACCCGCGACAGCCTGTTGCGGGCGCACGAATGGAATTTCGCGACGCGCTACGTCAGCCTGGCGAAGATCGGCACCGCACCGACGCGCTGGGAGTACCAGTACGCTTATCCCGCTGACGCGCTGAACGCGATCGAGATCGTCAATACCGTCGATGCGGACAAGATCGACTTTGAAATCATCAATGACGGCGCGTCTTCGCGGTTGATTGTCACCGACCAGGACGATGCCGAACTGCGCTACACCTCAAAGATTACCGACCCGACAGTGTTCGACCCTGGATTTGTGGAGATCCTGTCCTGGGCAATTGCGTATCGCATTGCGGAACCGATCACGGGTTCATCTGAAAAGAAAAGCGAGGCGATGCGGATCTACCAGGCGATGTATGTGTCCTATGCCGGCCGCGATGCGGATGAAGGGATGGAAGACCCGGCTGCTAATCCCAGCTGGCTCAAGGCCCGCGACTAATGGCCAAAGTTATCAAGGCCAGTTTTACCGGCGGCGAACTGGGTCCGTCACTCCATGCCAGGGTTGATCTCACCAAATACGAAACTGGGCTTGCGACCTGTTTCAACACCCTGATCCACGCGCATGGCGGGGCGTCCAACCGCCCAGGCACCGAGTTTATCTGCGAGGTCAAAGACAGCACCAAGGCCGTCCGGCTCATGGGGTTCAGTTTCAATACCGAGCAAACTTATTGCCTCATCGCATCAGACAGCAATATGCGGTTCATCAAGGATGGCGGCCAGATAGTTGAGGCCAACAAAACAATTTCGGCAGCCACCAGGGCTAACCCCTGTGTCGTAACGGCAAACAGCCACGGCTACGAGAATGGCGAGGAGGTGTTTATCTCCGGCATTGTCGGCATGACTGAACTGAACGGCCGCAACTTCCGGGTTGCATCAAAAACGACAAATACGTTCGAACTCCAGGATCTTGCCGGCACCAACATAAATTCATCTGCGTTCACCGCGTATTCGTCTGCCGGCACCGCTGCACGGGTTTACACAATTACGTCGCCCTACCCGGAGGCGGTTCTGTTCGATCTGAAGAAAACGCAGTCCGCCGATGTGATGACGTTTTGCCACCCAAGCTATGCGGTCAGGGATCTGACCAGGACGGGCCATACCGCCTGGACGTTTAGCGAAGTAACCTTTAGCCCCACGCAGACGTTTCCGACCGCGCTGGCTGTAACGGCGGACACAACGGGATCTGTCACCGATCGATACACTGTCACCGCCTATAATGAGGAAGATGGCGAGGAAAGCCTGGCCGGGGTTGGCCCAACCAAGAACATCAGCGCAATTACGCAGGCGAACCCTGCTGTAGTGACAACGGCGACGCATGGCTTTGTCGATTTTGACACGGTTCATCTCGCGGGTATTTCCGGGATGACGGAGTTAAACGATCGCCGGTTCAAGATTAACCAGCTGACGACAACGACCTTTGAGTTAACCGGCGAAGACACAAGCGGGTACAGCGCCTATTCATCAGGCGGCACCGCTGCCCTGGCGTTTGTGGAATTAACAAACAGCAACAGCACCCGCGATAACACGGTTACATGGACGGCAGCTGCAAATGCCGACAGCTACAATGTCTATCGCGATGTGAACGGCGTGTTTGGTTTTATCGGGTCAGCTGAGAACCCGACCTTTAAAGATGCAAACAAAACCCCGGACGAGACCGACACGCCGCCGAAGGAACGGAACCCGTTCCGCGGTGCTGATAATTTTCCATCGACTGTCAGCTATTACGAACAGCGAAAGGTTTATGCGTCTACCAATAACAAGCCGCAAACGATCTTCTTCTCGCAGTCCGCAAACTACGACAACATGACCTTTTCATCGCCCCGAAAAGACGATGACAGCATCACCCGAACGGTA